CGTATTACTGTTTCATATTTAGGCATCTTCTTCCTCCCATCTTGCTTCTCGTTCCTTGATCTCTTCATCCGTGAGCGTCCGACAATGGTGCTCACCCAACGTGAACTCGCCAACGACATCACAACCTTCGACTTCGTACTCCGCTTGCACTTCGATGCCCAACTCATGCAACTTCTCCCACACAGGAATAGGTGCATCCCATGCCGTCCAACAAGTGAACTTGAAAAAAGATGTCGGCATCGGATAGTGGTCGTCGTGTTGGATTGGATCGACAATCTCAACCTCTTGAACATCCCACTTTGTGTTCCAGTTATCGTTGTGCCAATCGTACCAATTGGGACGACCTTCCCTCTCGCACATCTTGCGCTCTTCGTCGCCCAATAAACCACGGAACATGTTGTCTGGTTCTGGAATAACAACCGAACAAAACTTCGGTTCGTCACCAACTAAAGCATCGTACAACTTCTGAACCATGCTCGTCTCACCGTGAAGATAAACTTCTTGCATACACCAGTTAGGCATTACACACCTCCACATCTAAATTGAGTTCATCTTTCATATAAGTTTGTATGCTCTCAACTTTCCCATCAGAGAAAGTCTCCATAATATGCACCTTGGTATCCAAATCAATTTCATTGGATGCAAGAAACCAATACCAGAAATCTTTACTGTCCATTACACTGTCCTCCAAATGTCTAAGGCATCCGCCTCGGATAGATCATTCAGAATGGTAGCGTTTGAATTTTCTTTCTTGATCATCTCTTTCAAAAGCCAATCAGGTTTACCCTTCGGTTTGTTCCACTGATAAACCTTGAGTTCCCCATCCCTTTTGATCTGAGCAACGACACACCTATTCATAAGTCTCTTCAATTCTTTCTTATCCAAGAAATTAGTTACTTGCTCACCACACCACAATTCAAAACTCTGAGACAAACCCTCTGGCATCCAATCGTGAACGCCAACGTCAAGGTTGGGTAATGATGCGAAGTACTCTTCTATCTCATCATACTTCTTGCGCCATGCACCTTGAACCTTGGTCAATGGTGATTTGTCATGAGGGTGTACATAGTCACATCCACCGTGACCATCGTTGCTTACATCGGCAAATGGTTTGCCGTCCAGATATACGACTGCGGTGTAGCAATAAGTTTCCTGACTGCCAGATGCAAAGTGCTTGATTGATTTCATTTCTAAGTTCATTGTTATTTCCTTTCGTAGTTGTTGAATACTTGTAGTCTGCATATATCCAGACTGATGTCAACAAAAAAGTTGTGTTTACATTGTATACGGTATTTTTCCAGATTTTTTTTGTTCAGCCCAAAAGTAAAAAAATATCGTGTAAATATTGTAAACAGCGTAAACGAGTGCACTATAGGTGGGGTCGGCTGTTTACACCTGTTTACAAAACGGCCTTTTTGTTTACACTTCGTGCCGCTTGTTTCCACAAGATGTTTGTTGTATCGTTGTGGGAATTGCAGAAATGCGGAAAAATAGCGTAAACAAGCGTAAACAGAAATGGCATCTATAAAGAAGAAAATTGAGGCCGAACATGATCGGCAATTGACCAACCGCCAGATGACTTTTGCACAGAAAATTGTCGAAGGTATTTACTCAAATGCAGAGTGCGCCAGACTTGCAGGTTTTAAACCTGAGTTGGCAGTAGAACATGCTTCGCGTTTGTTAAACGGCAGAGACTATCCCCACGTTGTGGAGTACATCGAAGAACTCAGACAAGAACGTGAGCGTAGGTATGGTGTGTCAACTATCGGACAGTTGGAACGCTTGTACAAATTATCTCTTGGTGCAGAAGAAGCAGGGCAGTTTTCTGCTGCTATCAATGCGGAGAAAATACGGTCAGCTTTGGGTGGTCTAACTATTGATAGACGAGAGACAATCAATACCATTGATCAGTTATCCAGAGATGAGATCACATCAAGACTTGCGGCATTACAGAAACAATATCCGCAAGCATTTCAAATAGAGGCAGACTACAAGGATATTACACCAGATGAGCAGAGGTCCAGAGGCGAACTTTTGGAGCACGATCCGCCAAAATCTACCGAAGAAGTGCTTCGCAACTCGGATTGAAAACAAGCATGGGGGCGGTGTTCCTGATGTGCATTTTATCTGGGATGGGTTGTCGTTCTGGTGTGAGTTGAAAACAATCAAAAGCAATGCAGTAAACATCACTGCCCATCAAGTCGCTTGGAACATGGCATATTGGGCACGAGGTGGATCAAATTTTTTCTTGGTAAAGAGCCTCAAGGAGCGCGATATAATTTTATTTGACGGTGATCAGGGGGCTGATTTGATCAAGGGCGGAGTCTCTGCGGCTCAAGGTTCTCGGTTCTCGGATCCTGCGTCTTTGTTCTGCGCCCTGCGACCCCGGTTGGAAGCCCGGATCTCTGCGACCCTGCGGCCCTGCGACTCTGCGGCCTAGTATATTTATTATATGTGGGCCAAGCCCATGGGGCAAGTGAAAAGGGGAGCCGCAGCTCCCCGGTTTTATTTCTTTTCTGGTTTAGGTTTAGGTTTAGGAGTGGCAACTACACCATTCCCGATGTAGATGCCAGTTTTCCAGTCTGGTTTTATTTGTGGTGTTTTTGCCATATTTAATGCTCCACTATTGCTATTGATTTTGCCTTGCTCGATCCCTTGCATAGTTTGCAGGCGGTACACTGGACGCGCCGCCCTGCTTCCTTGGATGCAGGGCATAGGGCTTCGTTCTGTTTGTCAATTTGTCCTAGATCCGCGATCACTCGGAATGTTCGCCGCCCTGCTTCCCAATGCATAACTGCTTCGGTGTGACTATCGGCGGATTGCATTGCGATATCTGGACGCCATGGCTTTTGATGAGTGTACGCCGTCCACGTTTCACACTCGGAAAGCAATTGATCCCAAACATGAGAGGGAACAGCGGCGGGATCACCATACGTCCCGACGCGGACGAAACGACCACGCCCCATTGTTGCCGCATCGCCAGTTTGATAGACGCCGCGCTTGTATGCTTTCCATACAATTAAAACGCCTTGTCCTAGATTGACGTAACACTTGCGGCCTTTAGCTTGTTTGCGGCTCGGATCCGTCGTCACTTCGCCGCGCATTGGACACTCGCCACATATGGAATAGTCTTCGCCAGTCTTTGAAGCTTCCAATGGATTTATATCCGAGCGCAATATATAAGTCTGGACTACATGCCCAGTCTTTTTATTGCGGTTCGAATAGGTCGCAATAACTACAATTGGTTTACCATCCAATAAGCTAGGCCCGTTGTAAATGATAGCTGATTTCATAAAAAAATTAGAGGGGCTTTCGCCCCTCCCTCCCTAGTTATTCTTCGGTTAACATGCGCTCGTAATCGGACGCGGCGTCGGCAATCGCGGCGCGTTTAATTGCGCGGATATCGGACAAGGTTTGTCTGTCCAAGTAATTCCCTTTGTCTACGTTTGCTTCGTAAAACTTGATCATTCGACCGAGTTGACCAAGGTTAACATCAACGCGGATGTTTAAAGATTGTTCGTCGTTATATGATTTTTTCATTGTTCTAGATCCTTTCGTAATAATTAAGAACACTTTCATTATGCATGTATTCAACAACCAGTCAACAACTATTTGCCAATTGGCAACAAATGACAACTGGCAATTGTTGCAGGCCCGAGCCGGATTTGTGCAGGCCCTGCGGCCCTGCGGCCTTGTGTTTATATATTCAAAAGCCCTGCGGCCTTGCGGCCCCAGGGCTATCGAAAGGAAATGCCCTGTAACCCTGGGCAAGGGATTAGTTATTTACCGCAGCATGGACACTTGTCTTTCTTCAAAATATTTAGCCGGGTGCTTATCGAGGTGGTTGTTCGATCAATAATCCAGGCTAGACAAAGAATAATATCTCCGCGTCTGCCTGTTCCCTCAAACTTATTCATGAATGAGAGGATGAAATCATCCTCTTTCTTTTCCCATGGGAGGGACATTCTAGTCCAACTAGAACGAACTTGACCCTCCCATTGGTTTAAATTTAGCTCGCGGACGACTGTTTTACCGTATTCCAATGCACGTTTAAAGTCATCGTCATAGTTCCAAAAACCATCGCCGCGCCATTTACGTTCTATTCTCATAGTACCGCAGCTCCGTATAGTAAAAAGATTACAGCAAACAGGATTACGAATAGCGCAATACCGGCGAGTAGATCCTCGAGGGCAGACGTAGGCCTGCCCTGGATCCAACTAATCAAAGTCTGGATAGCGTGGAACATTATACAATTCCCATCAACATGCCTGCCGATACAACTGTATTAGTTTCACAGTTCTCGCACCAACCTCGATCCTGGTCGGGTTCCATCTCAGTTGAGTAGTCACATTCTTTATTCATGCAAATTGCCGGATGCAGGCTATCACAAACATATTCTTCCATCATATCTTCAGGAAAAGTATAGCCCCAATCGTTAGCTAGTTTATTAAGTTTATCCATTGTATTTCCTTTCTAATTGAACAGTTTGATTGTAGCCCAGTTGTTCCTGGGCTACAAGTATTTATTTTAGTTTATCAAATTCTTCGATCAGTTGATCATATAGCGCAGCTGCTTCCTTGTTACGCCCCGCGTTTAGCATCATGAACATACATTCAAGTTTGAACTTCAACTTATTGCCGAGAGTTTGTTCTTTGTTTTCCATTGTATTTCCTTTCGTAATGGTTGGGGAGCCGTGGCTCCCCTGTTGGTTATTTAGTTGATGGTTCGAACTTGTTGTAAGATCTTTCTTCTACATATTTTTGCCAACTTCTAGGATAGTTTGTTTCCCACCAAGTGAAGTTAGGAACGATCTTTCTTTTAAAAGAAAACACCCACATACCATAACCTTTTTCTACTGCTTCGGTTTCTAGTCTTTCTAGTTCAGCTTTGATCTTTCTAGTTTGCTGCTCTAGTTTAGTTTTCTTTGCTTTAAGATCTTCGATCTTATCAAGTGTTTCTTGTTTACTCATTTTGTTTCCTTTCTAGTTAAACTGTAACAACTTGTTACAAGTAACAAGTTATACTAATTCAACAGGAAGTCAACAACTAAACAACAATTATTTTACATTTTATTAAATTATTTTTGGGATCAATCGAACCGAGAACCGCGACCAGTGTATCCCAGGGATTGCTGCAATGCAGCAGGTTCAGGGTTACTGTGCCGCATTGCAGCGCAAATGCTGCAATGCGGCAAGGGCATCCCCCATATATAAAGAGTGCATAGCACACAATACAGTCTATAATATTAGTTTTGTAAATTCATTCGGGGGTATCTCCATTGGGCAACAAGTAAACAACAACTAGGTTCCCTAGCCCCCAGAAAAAATCGCGGGTGTATTTTCATTTCAGTTTGTTGTAAAGTACTTTCACAACCAAGGAGCAAGAACAGATGTCCGAGAACAACAGGCACAGGCGGGTAGCTGCGGAGATGGCGAAGCGGTACGGTGTGGATCCAGAGATATATAATCGGTTGATTGCGAAGGAGAGCAGTTGGAATCCTAATGCGAAGGGGTCTGCGGGTGAGGTTGGATATACGCAGATTATGGCTGCAACGGGTGCGAATCCTGGGTTTGGTGTAACGCCGATCAAGGATCGGAGTGATCCGATTGACAACTTGCGGTTTGGTGCGGAGTATTTGGGTGCGTTGTTAAAGGAGTATGACGGGGATTATAACAAGGCATTGATGGCCTATAACGGTGGTCCGGGGAACGTGAACCGTGGCACGGTATCTGGGGATGCAAAGAAGTACGCTGCGGAGGTATTGAGTGGGAAGGAAGTTCAGACGAAGCCTGAACCACGGCCCACGGGTCTTGTACCGCAGGTAGCGGACAAGCGCGGGATGGATGCGATTAGCAAGGGGATCATGGATTTTTTGAATCCGAAGTCTTTGCCTGTTCGGAATGTGTCTCCGCCTAGCGGTAGGTTTGGGAGGAGTAGCCGGATGAGTCCGTTGAGTGGGACGGGGATTCCAGGTTTGGGGAATATTAAAAGGTATTCGACCCCTGGTGGGATAGAGAGTTTGTATCGGAAGAGTTAATGGGTTTACCTTTAGAGAAAGACCAAGAGGTTGTTTTTGAGTTAGTTCAGGATTTTCGGACTGAAGTAGCGAAAGCGGTTTTAGAGTTGGGTAAAAAGGCTCATGGGGAAAGTGCACATCGTCATTTAAAGTTGGATTTGGGTTATTTGTTAGATAACGCGGAGAAGTACACACATACGGAGGGTCATGCTTTTTGGTTGGCGTGGGAAGGTGATGAAGCTATTGGAGTGTTTGCTGCAAAGATACATCCCTACTTTTTCAGTCGGGACTTGGTAGCAGGGGACAGTTTGTGGTATGTTGTACCAGAGAAGCGGGGATCGAGGGTCGGTCTTCAGTTGTTGGGATTATTTGAGGATTGGGCGGAGGAGCACGGGGTTGTTGACATACGGATTGGACAGACCTCGAAACTTGCGCCTGAAGTATTTAATGGGATATTAAGCAAGCGCGGGTATGACAATGTAGGGTCATACTTTGTGAGAAAGGTCTGAGATGAGTAGATACAGCTTATGGAATCCGTTTTTGGTGTCGGCGTTTCACGATCCACGGACATTTAAGGACGATGACGGTGCCAAGGATGACAAACCGAGTGGTGGTGGTGACGATAATAAGAATAACAATAACAACACCATGACCAACCAAGACAAGATCAACGAGCTTTATGCGACGAGTGACAACCCGTGGGAGGAACACGGTGACGAGTTAAATGCGTTAGTTAACGACAGGGACGGGATATATACTGGCGGGTCTACGACTACGACATCTACTACTACTACTACCGCCACCACGACATCTAATAATAACAATAATAATAATAACGGCTCCGCAGGTACGACTCTTTCAGGCGGTCAGACGAGTTTAGGTCAAGTTTCACAGACGGGGCAGTATGCGGGTGACGGATATGTTTGGGTTCAGAACGAGAACACCAATGCATTGACTCGGGTATCGGTTGATGGGGATGAGTTTGATAACAACCTTGGTACTGACGTTATAATGGGTGGTACATCGGACAAGAATACCAAGGAAGCGATTGCGAATGTTTCGTTGAACGAGGGGACAGCGTTTGCGGGGTCGCCTGCATCGGCAACGGACGGCAACATTTTGAATTTAATTACTCAGGGCGACACGGGAGCCAGTGACAGTTTCGCGGATCAAGTTGGTGTGGTGGATTACACTCCTGCTGTACTTTATGACTCCACTCAAACGGGCGCAGTAAACGAAGCGATTCGTGATGCATCTGCTTCTGTGGCGGCGGCAGAGGCAGAAAGAAAGGCAGCGGCAGAAGCGGCTGCGGCGGCACAGGCGGAAAAAGAGGCTGCGGCAGCGGCACTAGCAGCACAACAAGACGCACTGGCGCAACCTGATTATACGTTTACGCCTACTGGCGGTCCGGGCACCTTTACTCCTGGCGCTTTGCCTGCCGGAGACCCAGATGCGCTTGATCCGAGGGGCGATCAGATTGTATCACCTACTGGGACGGGCATAGCAACCCCTATTACCTCTGTCGGAGCAAACGATCAAACAGAGGCGGTTTTGAATCTTGTTGATGGCATTGCAACAGGGGAAGTTGGGTTAGACGAAGCGGATGCGACGTTAAAACTGATCGAAGGTGACGATCTTACGGACGACGATGTAGCGGCCTTGATGCCTCCGACTGGGGGCGCGACTACCACGGTTCCAGAGGGTTTGGACATTGTAAACCAGATGCAAGATGCGGCGGCATTGCAGTCGGCGTTGGATGCAGGAATTGATGCGGCTCCTCCTGGTGTAAATACTACCACCCCTGTGGTAGAAGAAGAATCTTTAACAGATACGATTTTGAAAGCTCTTTCGTTACAAGATCCTATTAGCCAAGCCGTAGGGTTAGATGACACAGGACTAGCCCGATTTGGTGCGAATGTGACACAAGGTGGGATTACAGGCACGGGTGCCGTGCTTCGAGGACTAGGCACTTTACAAGATGTAGTATTAGATCCCAGACCCACAGAGGTAAATCCTGTGTTCCAACTTCAAGCAGCGGGATTAGATGACCGCAGTGGTTTAGATCGTTTAGCGGATGAACAATACGTTTATAGTACAGGAGACACTTCAGCTTTAGATAAGTTTGATGTTCCTATTAGCGTAACGCAAGAATATGCTGCCACTGATCCTAATCTATTGTTCCGTGCAGGCGAGAATGTCATGGATTTAGGTGAGTACGCGGGAGATCGTTTTGCAGAAACCGTCCCAGGATATGAGGGCGATCAAGAGATATATAAGAACCTCAAACTTTACGAGGACGTTGTAGGTTTTGAACCTGGTCAGGTAGATAGAGCTTTACTAGAAGCAGTGGGTAAAGGTCCAGGGGACATTGTACAGATGGGAGCAGACACTGGTTTTGATGCTTCTACGCTTGTTCAAAAATCTGAACAAGGTTTAGGTTCTACTCTTCCGACTCTTCTTCCGGCTATTGCTTCGGCTAATCCCCTAGCTCTTGCGGGTTCCGCTGTCTTAGGAACAGGATCTATGACGGGAGAATTGGGTCGTGAAGCTAGTACAGCATTAGAGGAATTGTATAATGCGGGACGGCTACAGAGTAGTGAGAATTTTCAGACGGCATTGGCACAAAATCAAGGTGATGAGCAAAAAGCGTTGCAAGCATTGAAACAAGCTGCGGATCGAGAAGCGATTAATTTCGCTCTTGGACTTGGTGGTGGAGCGGCGGCTGCGGAAGCAGCAATGCTTAGGTCTCCTGTAGGTTTATTGACTACTCCTCTGGTTGAAACAGCGCAAGAAGGTCCAGGCGAATCCTATTCTTTACAGCAGGTTCTTCAAAACGTAACAGGTCTTAACGTACCATTAAATTATAAAAACATGCTTGAAGAAGGTTCAGCAGGTTTTGGTGGTGGTGTTCTAATTCAAACAGGGGCTACAGCCGCCGAGCAAGCAGGAAAAGCATTGGACACCTCTACATCTCCTACAGCAGGTCAGCCTGCACAAAGTCCTCCAGGGGTGCAGTCGGCATATGAACAGGCCGCAGAATCTATGAAACAGGCCGGAATTAGCAATGTTGGGGATATAAGCGGAGCACCTGCAAGTGATGGAACAGCCATGGAAGCAATGGCTGCACAGGAAATTATTAACGACTTAGTTGCTACAACAGGTGGTGTAGATCAGAACGTTCTGAATAATTTACAGGACTCTACAGGTTTATCTAAAGAGGAATTAGGCCAGATGGTTGCTAATGCAGGAACCAGAAAAGTTGGTTCTGAGACTATTCCAGTAGACGTACCCGCTGCACCTAAATCAGATGCGTTGGTAGACGAAGTCACAGGCATTGGCGGCGGAAGTAACATTCAGGTTATTCCTAACGCGGATGGAACTACTACCTTGATTAACACCAATACGGGCCGTAAAGCAGAGGTTGATGTCAATGAGGATCTTGATAACGCGATTAAAGTATTTGATGAGACTACGACACCTATTGATGATCAAACAACTGCTTTACGTGCAGAAGCAGTAGCCGAGGGTCTTGCCGGATTAAACCAAGGAAACAATCAAAATGTTGGTCAGGAAACACAGTTAGATCTGTTCCAAGAACAACAGGAAGAACAACAAGAGGAACAACAAGAGGAACAGCAAGAGGAACAGCAAGAGGAACAACAGGAAGAACAGCAAGAGGAACAACAGGAAGAACAGCAAGAGGAACAACAGGAAGAACAGCAAGAGGAACAGCAAGAGGAACAACAAGAGCAACAGCAGCAAGAGACGACAGTTTCTCCAGTTGTAATAGAACAAGTTACAGGTGAAGACGAAGACGAAGACGAAGACGAAGTAGTCGTTGACTTAGAGCCAGAAGTTGAAGTTGAAGTTGAAGAACCAATGGATGTCTTGGTTCCACCGATTACTACAACAGATAAGGACGGAAATACGATTACTGAGTGTCCTGAAGGTTATATGACGATTGAAACTGCCGATGGTCCGATGTGCCAGAAGACGGTTTCTTCGGTTCGTCAACGAGCGGGAGCGGGAACAAGAGCTTACACAGGCTTGGCGGGTAATGTTGGACGGGCAAGTCCGGGTCAACGTCGCAAGACTGTAACTTCAACACGTCGGGTGAGACCAACGATTCGTAGCGCATGAACTTACAAACCTTACCAGAAGAAGCCTTAAAGGAGATTCTGGCTTTAACCGAGGCCAAGAAACGGCTTGATTTGAGGGAACAAGCCTCGGATAAGTTCATGCCGTTTGCTCATCATGTGTATGAGAACTTCATTGAAGGGCGACATCACAGGATTATCGCAGAAAAACTGGAACAAGTGGCGCAAGGAAAGCTCAAACGGCTGATTATCAACATGCCACCGCGTCATTCTAAGTCTGAATTTGCAAGTTTTTTGATGCCTGCATGGTTTTTGGGTCGCAATCCGAAGCTCAAAATTATTCAGGCCACGCACAATACAGAACTGGCGGTACGTTTTGGACGTAAGGTTCGAGATCTTATAGACGATCCACAATATAAAGACATCTTTCCTGATACTAATCTGAAAGAAGACAACAAGGGAGCGGGAAAATGGCAAACCGACAAAGGTGGTGAGTATTTTGCGGCGGG